TTATAAATTATTCATAGCCTTTTCATAATATAAAACAGCTTCTTTTTCTTTGTCCTTAGAAAGATGGCCATAGGTATCCAAAGTCATGCTGATATTCGCATGTCCTAGACGGTACTGAAGTTCCTTATAACTAATACCAGCGTTCAGCAATAAACTAGCGTGAGTGTGTCTAAAAGCGTGAAAGGTAAAGCGTTCAATCCCTGCTTCCTTACACCTAGTATCTAAAGCGCTTTGTCTAACCGAAGCATTAAAATACTTTCGTGTTGGTGTGGCAAACACTACCTCCGACACACGCGCACCAACCTCATTAAATAATTGTCGCTGTCTCATTTGATAGAGCTTTAGGCTTCTAAGGGTCTTTTTATCAACACTAATCACTCTATTGCCTGACTGGGTTTTAGCTGTACTCAAAAACTTCAAATTTTTATTGTAAGTCTTATTAATGGCTATTGTACCATTTTCTAGGTCAATATCTCCCCACTCTAATGCACAGGCTTCGCCTATCCTCAAGCCAGTGGATAATAAAAGTTGGTAGAGAACTGCATCAAAGTAAAGGTTATAGCGTTTGTGTTGACTAGTTTTTAAATGTTCTAAAAAAGATTTCAAATCAGACGGATCAATAAACTTAACTTTTTTCTTAGCGTTTGGCTGCTTCCTTGGAAGGATAATATCTCTTGCTGAGTTATAATCTATTAGCCCTAGCAATACTCCTTGTTGGAGAACTTTTCGGATGACTGAACGTACCGCAGTATAATTGACGTAATATTTAGATAATCTATTAATCAGCATTTGAATATCACTAGCGGTTATCTTATCAACCTTCATATTGCCCAGAGTTGGCATAATATGTCGATTAAGTCTAGTAACAGTAGCATCATAAGTTTGAGGCTTTACTGTTAACTTATAGGTTTCAAGCCATAAATGACTAAGTTCTTTAAATGTTTTAATCACAACTTTTCTTTTAATTGTAGATCCATTAGATAGGAAGTCAAACTGCGCGTGCTTGGCTTTTTGATTAACTTCTTTTCTTGTTCTTCCTGTGATGCTTGTTTTTACTCTCTTACCTGTCATTTGGTCAATGCCTAGATAAATACTAGCACGATAAACGATTGTACCGTTTTTCTTCTTATGTTCTGTTATTTTCATGATCATAAACCTTTCCATCAGCAGGCAAGCTATTATTAAAAGGGTTTTAGATTAGTTCATATCATGGTATAATAATGGTATCGGGTAAATATCCGAAATATTATAAAAGAAAATCATGGTATAATATTAGTCTTTTTAAGACCTTGCGAGCGTGGAAAACTTGCGTGGTCTTTTTTGTTTGGTTTTGTAAGGTACAGAGAGTTTCAGAAGAAGTTTTGCATGTCTAAAAACTAGGTCAAGGTAGTCGTAGCCTTATGTCTGGAGGTGGTGCTTATGTATGTAAGTCACAGAAACCAAAAGAAAGGAGACGACAAGGTTTGTCAGTTTATGAAACGCTTACTTTGATGATTGCCTTCGGTACTCTGATAGTAGCTATCATGAATAACAAGAACAAATAGAAAAACCGTCCCACACTTTAGCCAATCGTGGACGGTTTATAGAAAATATAAACAAATACGGTAAGGCTGCCGTCTTAAACGGTGTTACCACAGGAGATTGTTTGCGCAATCTCCTTTTTCTATGTCCATTATAGCTTTGTTTGATAAAGAAGTCAAAGGGTATAGTTAGAAAGTATAGTCTTTAGCGCTCTTAACATTCCTTAGTATTACCAAAATGAATAAAAATAATTTTATGCAAGAATTTATAATGCTTTATGCAACCACTGATCACGCGCAGATAGTTTTTTTAATTACCGCCGACAAAAAGTTCAGAAAAGTTCAGATTATACCTCAATTTTTGTCAAGTTTTGAGGGTCTTGTAATTAAAGAAAATTAAAGGCGTATCAAGGTATTTGCGCGTAGGTAAAGATGATAAACTTGGCATTTAGACATGAAAATTGAACAGGTCATAAAATGAGCGGTAACGGTAAGGTTACAGTAAGGTAGCTAATTTTATTCCACGCGCATAATGCTGAACTTCGAGCGAACTTAGAGAATAGAAGGTTACTACTCCCAAACACGAACACATGGTCGCATTTCGGAATGCTGGAAAATGTTGGCACGTACTGACATAATACGTCAACCTATTTCAATAGTTGTAAAACGCTCGGTAAATTCACTTAAAGAACTTGATATATCGGTCGTTTATTAATTTACTTTTTCCGTTGTGACAGCTTCTAAAATCAGTTGGCATTTTTAGCGTATAGTATTCAGAAAATCGGACTTTTTTCCACCCTAAAAAGTGACAAGGTTTATACAAGGTCAGCGGACTTGCTGAAGCACGAGGGAAGCACGCGCTCAGAGTGGATTGTGTACATACTTTTCTATACAGTGGCGCGTGGGTTAGTCTACTTTGATAAGTTTATCTATTTGGATTGCTTTAGGAGCATGACTGTTCCCGTAACTATCAAAAAATGAAACAATGACCTTGTCATTTTTATTCAAAACAATTTCAGAAAGATACTCTTTGTCTGGATGGAAATCATATCGATATGCAGAAATCACTGCCCCAGAATTAAGGTAGTGTTTTTTTAATACTTCAATTACATCATTATAAAAATGCGTTTGAAAAGAAATTGGTAAGGAAGATATAAAGTCATAAAACTCATTATATCCATAATTTCCGCTATCTTCATCCAATGACAGACGTACCCAAAGTTTAACAGTTGTGTCGTCAGTAGGTGAATCAATGTGTTTAGGTGAGAAAAAGAATAGTTTGAGTATATAAACTCTTTCACTATGGGTAGATTTGAGGTTTATAGCTATAAGATTATCCCCTTCTTCTTTGTATTCATAATCTTCTTTATTATAAGCTTTCCAAATATACGGACTATAAACAAAGAAATCTTTTAATTCTATTCCCAAGTAATTACACAATTTATCAACTGTATCAAATTGCACCCCTTTACCAGTGTTTTCTGATAAAGCCATGAGTGTAGTTTTTGAAATACCAGTATCTTCATAAACATCTGCTATTTTAAGGCCGCGTTCGGCCATTAAGACAGCAAAATTTGTTTTAATCATTTGTTTTAGACCTCCGTACTTAAATTATAACTAACATTATTTAAAAAAACAAACATCAAAAAAATATAACAAAGTATTGACAAATATTTTAGAGTATTGTAGTATGTGATTTGTTAGTGATAACACTAAAATATATCAAATATCAAAAAAGGAGGTTGATATTTTGAAAAATAATCTAAGAGTTATTTTAGCAAGGCAACGTAAAAAGATTTCAGACGTCCACGAAGCTACAGGGGTTTCTAAAACTACTTTAACCGCACTTTACTATGAGAGAACAGAAAACCCTGATAGTAAAACATTGCTAAAAATTGCCAAGTGTCTAAATGTTACACTTGATGAACTATTGACCGTTGAGGACTAGAAAGGACACCTTATTGAGAACAGAAACATGGAACGGATATACTATTCGATTTGTAGAGAATAACGGCGAATGGTGGGCGGTGCTAGCTGATATTGCTAAAGCACTAGATCTGAAGCCAAAATTTATTAAACAACGTTTGGGAGATGAGGTTGTTTCAAACAACCACGTCGCAGACAGTTTAGGGCGTCAACAAGAAATGTTAATCGTTAATGAGTTTGGCATTTATGAAACTATCTTCTCAAGTCGTAAGAAGGAAGCCAAAACCTTTAAATTATGGGTATTTGAGATTATCAAACAACTACGCCAAAGCACAGGCCTAGAGGGCTTCCAAGTGTTTAGAATGTTAGATAAAGAACATCAGAAGCAGGCAATGAATAGACTGGTTAATGGCTTAGAACAGATTAAACAGACTGACCTTATCAAAGCCAACACGATTGCCAATAAAGCGGTATCTAATAAGTATGGATTACCAAAGATGATTAGCAAATCTCAAATGACTGAACAAATGTTAAAAGATAGAGAGCAGTTATTAGACGATACCGTTGAACTTATGGTAATCAAGGATAAATTTGACCTTGGTGTCAGTGTTTCAAACGCTATTTACAGTAGAGCAACCCATTAAGAAAGGCAGGTAAATAACAAATGGCTAGAACACCATTTACACAAGAATTATTACATCAGATATTTGACGATACAGGAACAATGAGCCTAGAGCTGATTGCTGAGCGGCTTCCCGATTGGTCTGAAAAAGACATCAAGCTTAGGCTGGCAGCTTGGCGGTATCGAAATAACATTGCTTACACCATGGCAAACGGTGAAATTGATACCTTTGAAATTATCAATAACAGAAAAGCCATATCCGAAGAAGTTTCCGCAGGAAGACAACTTAAGCTTGAAGAGTATTTCAAGCAAGTACAGGCAACGGCTGAAATTATTAATAAACCGACTGCTAGCGACACCAATCGTTTAAAGGCCATTCAATTACAACAAGTGGCTATGGATGAAATTCCTGATCATATTTTAAAGAACTAACGGAACTCTATGGATAAAGGAGGACACACAATGAACATTGTTTACATGGACGGTAAAAAAGAGCCGTACACTCTTTCGAGTATCGTGGCGGAATGTGCTGGAGTACAACACCACACAATAACAAGGACAATCAGAAAACAGTTTGAACGTTTTGAGCGACGGGGTAAGGTTGGATTTAAAATCCAAGCTTCAGAAAGTGGCCAACAGACAAAAGATTATATTCTGAACGAACAACAAGCAACCTTGCTGATCCACATTCTTAAAGAATACCGAGCAGGTAGCACAGTCAAAGAAACCCTAGTTACAGCATCTTGAAATGCGAGAAGAACTCACTCAAATTAGGTTACAGCGCTCTCTTGAAGCTCATAAACGAAAAACACTTAATGAAGCTATCAAGACATGGGAACACGCGCCTAAAATGGCTTATCCGACTGTGTACAATCTATTGCTTAAAGCTGTTACTGGTAAGAATAGCAAGCAATTAAAAGCAACCAGAGGTGGTTATTCTGGTATTGACTGCTTAAACTCAATTGAGCTAGCACAGTACACTGCTTTAGAAGATATGGCAATCGCTCTTATCAATCTTAATTTTACCTATCAAGATATTAAGACAATGGCATTAAAAAACACGCTACAATGCGCGTGAAAACAACAAAAAAAGGCTTTGACAGCGACCAAACTTCCAAGCCTTCAACTAGTATAACTAAACTCAATTAATAAAGCAGGCAAGCTATTATTAAAAGGGTTTTATGTCTTATATTATAGCATATTGAAGCTATTTTGACCATACGTAGGGAGCTACCCCTTAAAACTAGCATGAACCTAGTATAAGAAACAAGCAAATACACAGAAAATAATAATTAAGTGAGAAAAAACATAATGAAATATAGAGTAGAAACAAATCCTTTTTCAAAAGATAGATACACTCCTGAACAGCTAGAAATGTTCAAAAATCGCCAACTCAGCAAAGATAAAGCTGAAGTCTTTTTCACTCGACTATATAACCAACATATTGCTTGGGTAATTATTGCTAACGTTATGACAGAGTACGTCATTAAATTCAGAAAAAGTGCCACCAGCTTTGAAGAAGCATGGGACGCTTTAGACTATCAACGAACCACAGAGATTGTCTTTAGAGCCGTTAACGGTTTACCTTGTTCAGAGAAAGACTCAGGGGAACTAGAAACTTATTTAAGTGAAGAACAGCATGAAAAGCATTAAAGAATTAAATGAAATCGCTAACGACATTTTGGTAGATTATGAAGATCTTTGCGGTCAACTTATGGATATTCTAGATGTCCGAGATTTGGCTGCTCAAGAATATAGTAAGGAAACAACTCGTGCAATTATAAACACGAGTTGTAGCGCTTTGAAGTGCCTTATTTCTGACCATGATAAGACGACACGTAAATACAGAAAGGAGTTGTAACCATGCAAGAACTTAACCTCACACCAACACAGACGCTTATTCTATTCTTTGTTTTAGGTCTCTTAGGGCTTCTTCTTAGCCGTTCTAAGTCATTAATAGACATTGATTTACCAGAAGATACCCAAGTCCCTAAACCACGTCAGAACGCAAACTATGGGGCTTATATTCAATCACAGAACCATTATTACAATTAGGGAGGAACTGAATGACACTACCAGAGAATTATAGACGTGTCCTTAATCTGATCAAGGTTGGAGCAGACAACCCCATTACAGGGGCAGAGATTAGCTTAATACTGAAACTTGAAGAACGCTCCGTCCAAAGTATCATCAGTAGCTTAATCACGCGCTATAACGTCCCTATTATCGGCATTAGACACGGATTCAATCGTGGGTACTTTATCCCAGCTAACAAAGAAGAATTACTAGATGGTGCTAAAGCCTTTTATAATCAAGTACAAAAGGAACAGGAACGCCTAAGTGTGTTATTGAATGCCGATTTAACCAGTTATAAGGAATTACTCAAAGGAGGTTAGGCATGAACGTATTTAGTCAAGATTATGAAGCCAAACTCTTAGAACAAAACCTGACCGCTTTTAATCGCTTTTTGGAAGCCTACCAGAAACCTAAACCAAGAGTTTTAGGGTTGATCACGGCCGAACAAGTCAAAGAGGAATTAAATATCAAAGGTAAAACCCTAAAACGGTGGGAAAATGCTGGGTTAAGACGATACCAACCACCACTAGAAGACACCAGGAAACATTATTACAAGGTCAGTGATATTCTTATCTTTTTGGGGGTAAATGTGTAGATGGCTATTTATGAAGCAAGAGGCTTTAGCTCTTATTTGTACCCCTACAAAGGACCTTTAGAACCATTTGACTATATTGCTCAGTTTAGACCTTTGAAACCGCCTGAGGATATTGATATTGAAGAATACAAGCGAACACAAGCCCCCTACTGCCTAAGTGGCAAGGTCACAGCAGAGAAAAACGGTAGCTATAAGCGCAATAATGCTAGTTTAGTTTATCGCGATTTGATTTTTCTTGACTATGACGAGATAGAAACAGGCGTCAACCTACCTAAAATCGTTTCTCAGACGCTTTGGGAGTATAGTTATATTATTTATCCAACGATTAAACACACCCCCCGAGAAGCCCCGTTATCGCCTTGTCATGAAGCCTAGTGACGTGATGACTGAAGCAACTTATAAACAAGTGGTCAAGGAGATAGCCGATAAGATTGGACTGCCTTTTGATTTAGCTAGTCTTACCTGGTCGCAATTACAAGGCTTACCCGTTACAACAGGCGACCCAGAGGACTATCAGCGCTATGTGAACCATGGTCTTGATTATCCTGTTCCTAAAAATGGTAGCACGCCAAACAGACAAGTTGTTACTACTTACACGCCACGCCCTAGAAGTCAGCGTTCTATTACCATGAGGGTCATAGATACCTTGTTTAATGGTTTTGGAAACGAAGGCGGGCGCAACGTGGCTTTAACTAAATTTGTTGGCTTGCTATTTAATAAATGGGTGGATTGTGATTTAGAGACGGCTTATGAGCTGGTACAAATAGCTAACAGCGTGACAACTAAGCCACTACCCATTGATGAGATAGATAGGACGTTTACCAGCATTGCTAAAGCAGAATACAGAAAGAGAGGGTAGAACCATAGAGCAAGAAGATTTGAAAAACTTAGAAAATGAAATCACTGAAGCGCGTGAGAATGAAGATAAATATTTCAGCACTTTCAAAGGTGTTAGAGGTCAGCTTATCAAGGAATGTCAAGAGATGAAAGATGAAGCTTTCAAGATTGCCTATGATGGCGTTATGGCTGATAGCAAACACCTTGAGAACGTAAAAGCGGGTAGATTGACCGAGGTACAACATGAAGAATTAGCTAAAGAAAAAGGACAAGAAGCCAGTGAAAAAGCTTTACCTAAAACACCTTTGGGCGTGGCTATTATGCTCAAACACTATCTCCGCTTTATTCGAGTTAAACCTGAAGCTCAAGGACAAAAAGCCCCACTTTACTTTTTTCATCCTGATCACGGGGTTTGGCTAGAAGATAATGAGTTTTTACAAGATCTCATTTCAGTTATTTTCCCAAACGCGACTGAAAAACAAGCTTTTGACACACTTTACAAAATTGCTAGGCAAAGTCAACTGAAGGAGATTCAAAGACAATATACAGTTATCGGAAATCAGCTCTACAATTATAAAACTGGTCAATTTGAAGAATTAACTCCAGATATAACCGTCACTCGTAAAATTAAGACGGGTTACAATAAGAAAGCTAAAGAACCCACAATAAAGGGCTGGAAACCTACTGCTTGGCTCTTAGAATTGTTTGACGGTGACGCCGAACTTTATAACCTTGCTATTCAGATTATTAAAGCTAGCATCACAGGTCAATCCTTACAGAAAATCTTCTGGTTATTCGGTGAAGGTGGGACAGGAAAAGGGACTTTTCAGCAATTACTCATTAATTTAGTGGGTATGGATAACGTGGCAAGCCTTAAAATAACAGAGCTAGCAAAAAGTCGCTTTACTACTTCGATACTTCTAGGGAAATCCATTGTAATTGGTGATGATATTCAAAAAGACGCGGTTATCAAAGATACGTCTGATATATTTAGTTTAGCCACCGGTGACATTATGACGATTGAGGACAAGGGGAAACGCCCATATAGTATCCGTTTAAACATGACTGTGGTACAATCTTCCAACGGTTTACCACGGATGAACGGTGATAAGTCCGCCATTGATAGACGCTTTAGGATTTTACCTTTTACCAAAGTATTTAAAGGAAAGCCCAACAAAGCTATCAGAAATGATTATATTAATCGCAAAGAAGTTCTTGAGTACTTACTTAAGCTAGCGATTGAAACACCAATCACTGACATTAATCCAAAAGCATCTATTGAGATACTGGAAGAACACCATAAAGAGATGAACCCAGTTATTGACTTCGTTTCTAAGTTCTTCACGGATGAGCTCACCAGCGAATTTATTCCTAATAGCTTTGTCTATCATGTTTGGAAAGGCTTTTTAGAATACTATGACATCAAACAAATAAAATCAGAAAGAGGGTTACATAAAGAAATCAAAAGCAATCTTCCTGAAGGGTTTGAAGCAGGCCAGAAGGTCATACCAGTAGGCCGACAGCTCCATACAGGTTTTTATCCTAAAGAAGATCTACCTCTGTTTGCTAGCGCATCTTACGCTAACGGTAGAGCATCACCCGAAAAAAGGAAAAAGCCAAAGAATGAACGTGGATATTACAATCATTGGCCGACGCACAAAAAACAAAAGAAAACTTAGTCATTTTATACGTTTTAGCATTTAAAAAATTAAACGTATAAAGAAATAGCCCAGTCATATCAAGGGGTTTATACGTTTATCACGTTTAACACGTTATTTTAAAAATTTCCCGTATAGAGTATTAATAAATAGCCCTTATAAAATCCTTATATACACTTTTTAAATTTAACGTATAAAATGTATAAAACGTATAAAAAGAGACTTAAACCCTTGATACGGCTGACTTTAAATTTTATACGTTTGAAAAACCAAACGTATAAAACGTATAAAATTCGGAGGTTATATAATGAAAATCAAACTATTTTATCAAAAACACAATGAATCACTAGATGATTTTGAATATCGGGTCAATCTCTTTACCCTATCGGTATCTGTGATAGACATCAAGTTTTCAGAAGCCACTTATGGCAACTATGAAGACATGAGTACCACAACTTCTTTATTGGTCTTGTACAGGTAACTGATATGAAACTAAAATTACACACACGAGGTGGCAACACCATCACCATACAAGGAGACCGCACCCTCTATGATGAGTTGATCAAATATCTTTTATCTGGCCAACAACCAAACTGGGTAGCATCTCCTTCTGCCATTATCAATTTATCAGACATTATAGCAATCACAAAGGAGAAATAATATGAGAACATTTTCAGACACACCAAAGACATTCACATTCCACTATACGTTTAAAGACTTTGACACCGCACAAGTGGCTTGTCATGCTATTTTAGGCTATATGACTGGGACCTATGAGCAACCAGTGATTGACGCAACTTATCACAATGATGACCAAGGTGGTCATGCTAATCAGTTAGTCTTAAAATATGTTGAAGACAGAAAGTTAAGCAAGGTCTTCAAGCGTATCTGTGACAGTTTCAAGGACTATTACAACCAACCTGAGGATATGACGGATGAAGAACTTGATCATCAGCGCGTGGTTTCTTTATCTAAAAGTACTCAAGGGAAAGTTAATAATCGAGACACACTTATAGCCTTCATCTCCGATCACAACCAACTGGCTGAACACCTCTCTATGAATTATAAAGAGATGACGCCAGAAGACTTAGGGGCCATCCTTGAGTCTATCAGTCAAGCCTTTAACCATTTGTATGATATGGTTGTTGAAGGTCAGTTACTCGTTAAATAGACATTCAGAGGGTTTTCCCTCTTTTTGTCGTTTTATCAATAGTTTTGGGTTGTTTGAGTTTTAAGGAGAAAGAATGTTAGAACTATCTATTGAAAATATTATTAAACCAATGAAGACACAGGGGAAGACAAGAGTTACAGGATCAATAGGTGACCAAGCTATCCGCATAGACCTAGATGGGCTAGTGATTCACTACAATGGTCAAGGCCTATTGCTTGAAACGATTCCAGGAACTTATGGTGGTAAACGTTACTTTTTCGTGTGTCCTGACTGTGAGAGACGTTGTCGGAAATTATTTAAGGCTTCTCATGCCTTTGCTTGTGGTTCTTGTCAGAAGGTTCATCAAGCCACGCTCAATCGAAGCAAGACAGACTGTTGCTACTACTGGCAATTAGCCTTTAAAGAGTGTTTGAAAGTAAATCCAGAAGCAAGACACATTCATGGATATTATAGTCGTGATGACTTTCCTAAACGTCCAAAGTACATGAGATTAACCAAATACCTTTATCACTGGAGAAGATTTCATTACTATATGGATAAGGGTGACAGGTACTGGCTATAATATTCGGAAACTACCCCCTTCATTTTTAAACGGGGCTATATTGTTCGGAAACTTAAGAACGCGCCCTTTTCCGTGCAAAAAATTCCCTTTTTGAAATTTTTGACGAAGATTAAAAAGCTTGATAGGAAAGGATTTGACATCTCATTTTAGCCCATAACCCTGCCACAAAGAGTAACCATCTAAGACTAAAATAAAACATTGTTTTAGCGCTTCTGTCTGCTAAGTTGATGATTTATATTATAAACTCTGAAAAGCGCTTAGAAACGATTTTAGAAGCGAAAAGCGAAGTACTACAAAAAATATCTAGTTTACAAAACGAACAAAACAAAAAGACGTCCATGCGAACGCCTCCTTGGTTAAATTTAAGCTTAAATAAATTATACCACACTGGGGGCTTTCATGAACGCCAAAGAACAACTTAAAGAATTGAAACCACTTTTTGCTTTAATGACCTTATTTGAGGAACAACGAGACAAGGACATCAAGCTGATGAATGCTTTTCGTAATCCTGAAGAGATAAAAAATATCGAAAAAGGTACAGCTAAACAACTCTTATATTTAGCTAAAGAACGTGACAAGAGGCTGGCCATGATTGCCGCATTGCAAGATGAAAAACAGATAGCTGTTATTAAAGCCAGATATGTGGATGGCTTATCATGGGATGAGATACCCGATAAACTAGGTTACTCAAGAAACACTGTGTTCAAACTACATAGAGAAGCTTTAGAGGTGTTAGATGAGCAAGAAGAACGCTATTCGTAAGCTGAAAGAATTCCATAGATGGCAACGTATCGCTAATAGCCTTGATTTAACTTATACCGAGCTTTACCAGTTTGATATAGAGTACCATCCCACGCGCAGAAAACACCTTGAAATAAGCCGAGAATGCGCCCTAGAGGAACTAGACGCTATTAGGTATGCCATTAATCAACTGTCTAAGATAGAATATAGAAAGATACTGATTGAGTGTTACTTGATCGGTGAGGAAAAAACTCAACAGGACATTATGGAAGAACTTAACAGAAGTCAAAGCTGGTATTATGAGACTAAGAAAAGAGCCTTGCTTGAGTTTGTGGAATTTTACAGGGACGGGGCGCTAAAAAATAGATGT